TATTAAAAACTTGACAAAATGAAAAAAAACTGTTGACTTTTTTATAAAATATATTATATTTATATTATATTGATTAATCCAGTGGAGAACATAAATTAATGAAGTTGACAATTGAGAGTGCTGAATTTAAAAATATTTTATCATTTGGTAATATACCAACAAAAATAAATTTTAATACAGGTTTAAATTTAATAACTGGTCATAATGGTGCAGGTAAATCATCTGCATTACTTGATACATTATCTTTTTGTTTATTTGGACAGCCATACCGTAAAATTAAAATTGATGAACTTATTAATAGGCACAATAAGAAAAATCTTGAAGTGACATACAATTTCAAGATAAATGACAATCGTTATACTCTCACACGTGGGTTGAAACCCAAGAAATTATCCATCACTAAAAATGGTAATCCAGTGAAAGTACTTTCAACAAAAGGATTAACTCAGGATGAAATTGACAAGGTGATTGGTATTAATTATAAAATATTTAAACAAATCATTTCTTTGTCAATAAATCATAATGAACCATTTCTTAAGTTACCTTTACCAAAAAAACGTGAAATTATTGAACAAATATTTTCAATTGATGTGTTTGCTGGAATGTCCAAAATAGTTAAAAGTGAAATTAAAAATTTAAAGGTTAAAATTCAAATTTCAAATAATACTATTACTATGTTGGAACAATCAATTGAAGATGATGCTGATAGAATTAAAGAACTCGAAGATACTGAAAAAAGATTTGATGATGATAAGAAAAAAGAAATTAACAGTGTTGATGACGAAATTAAAAAATATAAAACTAAATTTGTAGAAATTAAAAATAATGGTAAATTGCTTACACAACAACTTAAAGAAAATACATTTATTGACAATAGAGACGAGTTGGAAGGTAAAAAATTAAAAATTATATCTGATATAGCAGAAATTAAAATCAAAATAAAAAATGCTAATGATGATATTATTTTTCTTAAATCTCATGATGTGTGTCCAACATGTAATAATAAAATATCTAAAGAATATAAAACAACACAATTGGTTAAATTGAATGATATTAAAATTAATAATGATAATTTGTTTTCTGTGAGTACTGATATGTTAGAACGTATTAATGATGATATTGATGATGTTGAACATGATGTTTATAAACAAGATGTTAAGAAAAATAATATTAAAAATCTTAAAGATAAAATTATTGAAATACAATCACAGATTAAAAGTCTTAATAACAGAAAGAAAATAATCGAAAATCGGAAATTTGATTTTAATATCAATAAAGCAAAAGAAGACCTTAAAGCTAAAAGACAGAAATTTACAGTTGAAATGACAGAACTTAAAATGAATGAAAAAGAATTAAATCATAATGAATAATTGTAGTAAAAGACACTTTCTAGATACAGGAATAAAGTCATATGTTTTTGTAAGAAATGATTCCTATTTTAAATTATAATATTAATGAGTATCTGTCCTTATTTGAATTACCTGTCAAAATTGAGTTTGATAAATATATGAATGAAAACATTAAAGTACTTGGTGGTAATCTTGATAATGTTTCTTATTATTGTTTTTCTGAAGGTGAGAAGAAAAGGATAGACATGTCCATTCTTCTCTCCTTCATTGCAATAAAAAAATCATTAGCTACATGGAATTGTAATTTATTAGTTATTGATGAATTGTTTGATAGTTCAATTGATGAAGCTGGATTATCAAAGTTGATTGACAGTATGAATAATATGATTACTGATGAAAACAATTTAGGTATCTACATAATATCACATAGATTAAAAAAAGAATATTTTTCACTAATTTAAATCACTTATAGAAATTAATAAGAAAGCCAGTGGGTTTTCGACTATTAAGCATTTGAAGGAATAACAGACAATATGAATTATGTTAACAACAAAGAATTTTTAAAATTGCTTATTGCATATAAACAGACAGGTAAGAGAACAACATATAATAAAATTGGTAAGATTTTTAGATTAATTGCTATCAACATATTAAATAAACCCAATTTTATTAATTATACTCAGGATAGAAAAGATGAAATGATTAGTGAGGCAACATTTACCATGTGTAGATATGCTCACTTATTTGATGAAAATAAATCGAATAATCCTTTTGCGTACTTTACACGATACGCATACAATTCATTTTATTTATATTTTAAAAAACAAAAAAAGATTAAAGATGCATTTATTAGTTTATCTTTCATTGAGAACTTTGATAAGGAACTAATGTAAATGAATAACAATATTTGTATTTTGACAGATACACATTTTGGATTTGAAAATAATTCAGAACAAGTATTAGATAGTAGTATTAAATTTTTCGATGATGTGTTAATACCTTTTTTACACAAAAATAAAATTAATAAAATATTTATTCTTGGTGATTTGTTTGAATCAAGAAATTCAATTAATACCAGAACTCAAAATATTGTGTATGACTTATTTGATAAAAAATTGAGAGAATTTGAAATATACATATTAATTGGTAATCATGATACTTATTACAATTCAACAACCAATGTACATTCTCTAAAGTTTCTTCATAAATTTGAAAATGTTAATGTGATTGAAAAGCCACAAATTGTTAAAATATTAAATAAAGATATATTAATGGTTCCTTGGTTAGTTGAACAAAACGATATAACTGAAATTATGACTGAGAATCCAGCAACGATTGTTATGGGTCATTTTGATATTGCTGGATTTAGTTTTAATAAACATATATTGAGTAAAAATGGTGTTGACCCATCATTATTTGCAAAAGATACTAAGACAATATTTTCTGGACATTTTCATACAAGAAGTGATAGAAATATTGGTAACACTAAATTTATTTATGTTGGAACTCCATATCAGTTGACAAGAGCAGATATAGATGAGGAAAGAGGATTTGTTATTTATAATTTGCGAACCAATAAACATAGATTCTTTTCAAATGATGTGTCAACAAAATTTGTTACATTGAAGTATCCAGATAGATTTACAAAAGATATGATTACAAATAATCGGGTTGATTTGATTATAAAATATAAAGATGATGAATATACACCGGATGACTATAACAAATATATTCAAAATGTTGAAGAATTACATCCAGCAAAGTTAACACCAACATATATAAATATCTCAGATGATAAAGTTGATATTGATATTAAAGCATGTAATTTATCATCAATTCCAGAGTTAATGAAAAATTATATTGAGGCTATGAATTTAAATGATGATGATAAAGACGATGTATATAAAATCCTTGTTAGATTACATGACAAAGTTATAGGAGAATCATAATGAATAACATTGGTAGACAAAATAATATAAAATATAAAAATAATATAAGTAAATATAAAGGTTGGAAAATAACACGAAAATTGAAATAAGGGGTAAAATTAATGAGTAATTTAATAAACATTCTTCCAACATCCGAAATGGATGTATTTAAAAAACAATTACAAAATCCAAATAAAGAATTTAAAAATTTATCACAAAAGAATAACACGATTGCAAAGGTTCAAAAGAATATTGTTATAAGTCAAAATAGTGATTCGTCCGGCTGCGGACATATTAGAAACATTTTCCCCATGAATTATCTCAATTCTGTATTTGGTAAGTCTGGAAGATTTAATTTATTAATGACACCCCCCGGAGTGTTTATTTTCCAGCCGGAAATTTTACAAAGAACAAGAACTATATTTTTTCAAAGAACTATGGCTCCTCAACAAATACCTGCTATCAAGCAGTATAAAGAATTACAGAAGAAATTTCAATTTAAAATGATTTATGACATTGATGATTTCATTTGGGATGGTAAAGACATAGGTGAAGAGATTCCAAAATATAATTTTGGTAAAAAGACAATTTCACCAGAAGTCCAAACAGCATCTATAGAGATAATGAAGATGATGGATATAGTTTGTGTCTCTACAAAGTTTTTAGGCGATTATATAGCATCTAAAGGCGTATCTAAGAAGAAAATCAAAGTTATACATAATACGGTATCTCAGGCATTTTGGGGAAGTCAACGTAAACCGCCAATTACCAAGCGTATTAATAAGCCAAAAGTAATATGGACAGCATCACCGACTCATTGGAGTGATGAACATAAGATGGCGGGTGACATGGAAAATGCATGGCAGGAATGGGTTATTAATTCTGTAATTGATGGAAAGATAGATTTTTTCCAAATGGGTGGATGTCCTTGGTTCTTCAAACCAATTGAAAAGAAAATTACTATTATCCCTTGGTTGAATTCATATCAATATCATTTGGCTATCTTGAATATCAGACCTGACTTTGGTATTGCCCCGCTCGTGCCGAACTATTTCAATTACTCAAAATCGTGTATCAAATATCAGGAATATTGTGCCGCTGGAACATTAGGTATAGGTACATACTTTACAAATGGGAAGCAATCACCATATGATGTTTGTCAAGTAAAGGTTCCAGAGACAATTACAGTTGATGAAATTGATAGGTTGGTTAGTGATTTATGCGAGCCGGAAAAATATAATGAAGTTGTTTCGAATCAGTATAAACAGATGATGGATAGTAACTGGTATACAGAGTCTCCGGGTTATGTAAATATGCTTATGAGTATGTTTTAAAAATAACTATTGACACAAACACAAGAATTTATCATATTGTATTTGAATTTGTTGACAAAGTGTAACTTTTTAAGGTACTTTATATTAGAAGGAATAATGAAATGAAAAGAATACCATTGGATGCTAAAATATTAAATATTACACATGTTGACCTTGATGGATGTGGTTGTAGTATTGTGTTGGGTAATGTATTTAAAAACATTACATATGTTTTCTCATCATTTTATAACATTGATGAAAAATTAGAAATTATTAATTATGATGAATACGATTATGTTATTTTAACGGACATTCATCCAACAGAAAAAAAATATCTTAATATTTCTGATAAAATTATATTAATTGACCATCATCCTTCAGATTTAAATAATCCAAAGAAATTAAAATTTGTTGTGTCAGATAAAGATGTATGTGCAACTATATTAGTAAAATATTTTATTGAAAAAATGTATGATATAAAATTATCGCATTTAGATAATTTGACAAAACTTATTAATGATTATGATATGTGGCATTTAAAATATCCTAAAAGTAAACAAATGAATGACTTGATGTTCTATAAATATAGACCATCAAAGTTCAGAAATAAATTTATGAATGGCAGAGTTGAATTTATAAAAGAAGAAATTGAATTTTTAAAGTTATTAAATGAAAAATTTAAAAAAACATATAATGAAATGGAAGTCATAGAGTTTGATACCATAAATGCATGTGTTATTTTTGAATCTGATTTTATAAACGAAATTGCTGATAAATTAATTAAAGAAGAGAACTATGGTTTAGTTGTAATCAAACATCCTCAAAAGGGAAGATGTTCCCTTAGAACAGGTTCGGATGATGTTGACATTGGTCAAGTACTCAGTGATTTTGGGTGGGGTGGTGGACATCCTAAGAGTGCAGGTATTTTTGTCAAAAATGATATGGAATTTCACAATAAAATGGAGACATTGGAGCGTCATCTTTATTCAAAGTATAAAACACTAAGAAAACAAAAATAATAAGAAACAGTTGATTAGGAGAGAAATAATGGGATTTAGACGAATCTACTATAATAATTATAGTAATACAATTCATTTGTGGGAAACTATGAATGGAAAAACCAAAAAGATTTCTGTATCACCAGATATTGAATATTATGTTCCCGACAATACAGGAACATCAGATAAAAAAGATATTTGGGGTAATTCTGTAAAATTGCAAATATCCAAAACACGAAATGATATGATAAATTTTGTAGAGTTATCCAAGGTGCAAACCTGTGAGACATCAATTAGTGAAGATATTAAATTTTTACAAAAAAGATATGTTGATAAAAATTTATCAGTTGATATGGATGAGTTTCAAATAGCTACAATTGATATTGAGCTTAAATCTGGCAAGACATTTCCTCAAAATATTGCAGATATTGTTCCATATGAAATTAATTTGATTACTGTTCATTATTCAAAAACAAATGAAATTATAACATATGGTACAGAGGAATATACTGGAAATAGTGATTTAGTAAAAGAGTATCACTATATCCCCGATGAAAAATCAATGCTTGAACGGTTTATCGTTGACTTTAGAAAAAAACGTGTTGATATACTTACTGGGTGGTATATTAAAATATTTGATATTCCGTATATTATTAATAGATGTGATAAACTTGAAATTGAATTATCATTATCACCATTAAACATTTATGATAATATTAAAATTAAAAATTTTGATAATACTATGAATGCGTATAGTATTGCTGGAATATCTATTCTTGATGGGATAGAATCATATAAAAAATTTACATTTAAAAAGCAAACAAATTATAAATTAAATACAATTGGTATGGTTGAAGTAAATGAAGGCAAATTGGAATATGAAGGTGAGATAAATCAGATATATAAAACTGATTGGAATAAATTTGTTGAATATAATATTCAAGATGTTTTATTAACAAAAGCAATTGAAGATAAAAAGCAATTTATTCCTCTTATAGTTGGTTTTTGTTATGAAGCATTAATTCCATTTGAAAAGGTCTATTCAACTATTGCTCTGGTGACAGGATACTTTATTCATCATTTACACAAAAAGAATATTATGTTTCCTGACCCACCACTTGTACATAAAGAGGCGTATCCCGGTGCATATGTATATGCGAAGCCCGGATTATTCCAACATTTGTTATCTTATGATGTTGAGTCTGAATATCCACATATGATTATGATGTATAATATTAGTCCAGAGACATTGGTGTATAATCCTACAAATACTGAAGGATTAATTAAAACACCAACATCTGATTTGTATGAATGTGATACACCACAGGGACATTTTCAAATTTCTGGTATTTATTATCGTAAGGATAAAAAGGGTATACTTCCAGAAATTGTAGAAACAATATTTAATGAAAGAAAACACTTAAAGCAAAAATCAAAAATTGCTGATGGTATAGAAAAGAAACAAGAAATCGAAGAGATATCAAAAAATAATTTCATGCCGATTGAGTTTGTTGGACGACTAATGAGTGAAATAAAATCTGAGGGTCATTCAGCAGCATATTATAACAGTCAACAGCTAATAAGAAAGATTCTTATCAATTCAATGTATGGTGTATTAGGTAATCCACACTTTGCGTTTTACAATGCTAAGAATGCTTCAGCTATCACAGTTGGTGGGAGACATTTGATTAAATATCTTTCTGATAATATAAACAATTATATGAAGGAAAAATGGCACAAGGAAGCATATAAGCATTTGCCTGAGATTTGTAAAAAAGGTAAAGTATATCCACAACTTAAAAATGATGTTGTTGTTATCGTTGATACAGATTCAAACTATATATGCCTTGACGAAATGATAAAGAACAATGGGATTAAGTTTAAAAGTAATGAAGAGTTTAGACAGTTCGCTAATATTGTTGATAAAAGATTTTTAAAACCTTTTTTCAAACAAATACTTGATGACTATGTTAAACAATTCGGTGTACCTCAGTTAATTAATTTTAAAAGAGAAAAGATAATCATCAAAAAATTAACAATACAAAAAGAAAAAATATGCAGATTTAGTTATTGATGATGAAGGAAAAACAAAATATAATGACGGTACACTTTATACTGATAAACCTAAACTTTCTAAAACAGGAATTGAAAACTGTACGGACAACAACACCTGAGTTTTGTAAAGAACATTTGGATGAATTGTTAAGAAATATTATGGAATATACCGATGTAGAAAAAGTATCTGAAATGTTGGGATATATCTATGATGATTTTTATGATGCAAGTATTGAAGATATTTCAAAATGTTGTTCTGTTAGAAATTACACCAAATATGAATTTGACATCGATTCGTTTTTAGACAATGAAAAGATAATTTATCCATCTCATTTACCACAACATGTGAAAGCAGCAGTTAATTATAATTATCTTGTTGCCAAATATGATTTAAGTTTAGAAACTGTGGGCGATGGTACGGATATAAAAATTATTTTTGTTAATCCTAATAATGAATTGAATACTGAAGTTATTGGTTATATTGGTAAATTTCCAAAGCAATTTAAAAAAATATTTAAAATTGACAAAGAAGAACAGTGGAAAAAACAATTCGAATCCATATTGCAACGATTTTATAATGTTGTTGGGTGGGGAAAGGTAAATGTAGATACTACATGTGCAAGTGATTTTATAACTTTTGCATAGGAGAAGTAAATGGCAAGAAAGAGTATTTTTGATTTAGCAAACAAACATAACCAAGTAAAAGAATTGATGAGTGATTGTTATCTTGATTTAGATGTAAATAAAAAACAGGAATTTATATCATCAGGTATTATTGTAATAAATTTACTATTTAGCGGACATGTGAAAGGTGGAATTCCTAAAGGGAAAATGTCTATGATATCAGCACCATCAATGTTGGGTAAATCGTTAATTGGTCTTACGTTTGTTAGAGAGGCTCAGAAAAAAGGGATGCAAGTAATAATCATTGATACTGAAAGGGCATTTAGTCCAGATACCGCAAGGAAAAATGGTATCGATTTGAATCATGATAAATTATTTGTATTTCAAGATAATAGTATTGAAAGATTAATAACATTTATTCTTAATATTTTTGAAGGAATGACACGGGAAGAAAGAGAAAATACGTTGTGTGTTATGGATTCTTGGGGAACGTTAATAACATCTAAAACAATACAAGATGGTTTGGTAGGTAAAGATGTTATGGATATGACAGACCCAAAGAAGAAGAATAAGTTAGCAAATATTATTCTTAACACAAAGGCAACATGGTTTATTGTTAATCACGTATATGATAATATTGGTGGTTTCGGCGAAATGCTTTCTATTCCGGGTGGAAGAAAGGTTATGTTTAATAGTGATACTGTAGTTCTTGCAATGTCCAGAGCAAAAGATAACAAGAATACTAATAAAGAACTTAAAGGTCATATTGTATCTGCAAAGACATACAAATCACGGTATTCAAAAGAACAAACAAAATTAAAATTTAAATTAAAGCATGACGGTGGTATCGATGCATTCTATGGTATTCTTCCAGATGCAATTGAAGGTGGATATGTTCTTGAAGGTAAAGTTGGAAAATCTAAAGGCTATTATAGGGCACATATTACAGACGACAAACCTTTGAAGGAAATTGATATTTACAATTCTAATTTTTGGTTGCCTATTTTCACAGAAACTGATTTTAAAAAATATATAGAAAATAAATACACATTTAATGCAGAATTTGATATCTTGACAAATGAAAAAGATATGGAACAGTTGATGGAATAGGAGTCGGTGAATGTCAGAAGACCCAAATTTTTATGAAGATTTATTAATAAAATTTCTATACATAAAAAAATCGGTGAGAGTTAAGGTTCTTCCTTTTCTCTCATCTGAAATATTTGATAGAGATGAGAACAGAGAAATTGTAAAACAAATGCTTGTTCATTTAGAGAAGTATGAAAAGTTTCCAAAAGCTCACGAATCGCTATTAAAATTAAACGAAAACCCTCGGAATCATTTAAAAAATGTTGTAATGGCAATTAATTCAGATGAGTATGATGATGATATGTTACTTGATGAATTAGAAACTTTTATTAGAGAGAAAATGATATCTAATGTTTGTTATGGAACCGTTATGGCATTGAGTGAAGATGATGGTTTAACTGAAAATCGAGATGCACCTGATAAATTAAGAGAAGCGTTCGCATTCTCATTCGACCAAAATATCGGTTTGGATTTGTTTGAAGAAGCTGACCGTATGTATGAACATTTACATGCAAAGAAACATATTGTCGAAACAAATATTCAAAAACTTAATGACTTAATTGATGGTGGAGTACATACTAAAGCACTTCATCTGTTTATGGCAGAAACTAACATGGGTAAATCGTTAGTGATGTCATCGTTGGCTGTTGGCAATGTATTGGCAAATAAAAATGTGTTATATATATCATGTGAATTATCTGAAAATTCCACTGCCGAAAGAATGCTTGCAAATCTTTGGGATACATCAATGAATGATTTGAAAGCAATACCGAAAAATAAATTCTATAAAAAGTTTGAAAAGTTAAAGAATGATTTTCAAAGTCGATTAGTTATTAGAGAATATGCACCAAAGGCTATGAATGCTAATACTATAAGGAATCTCTTAAAGGAATTAGCATTAAGAAATTTTATACCAGATGTAATTTATCTTGACCAAATCGGAAATATGAATGCAATTCATAGAGTTCGTTCAGATAGTACTTATACTGAAATGGGTAGAGTAACTCAAGAGGTTCGTGGTGTTGCTATTGAATGTAATGTACCAATTGTGTCCGCAATTCAAACTAATAGAGATGGATTTGGTGCATCGGAGATTGATTTGAAAAATACCGGTGATTCCCTTGGATATGTTCAAACAGCGGATGTTGTTATTGCGATTACACAATCAGAAGAAATGAGAGCACAAGGTAAATTTATTTGGGATGTACTTAAAAATAGATTTGGAATTAATAAAGTAAAATTAATTGTAAATGTTAATTATGAAAAAATGAGTGTTTGTGATGATGAAGATGCTAAGGTTCAAATTGAATATGCTGAAACCAGAACATCAGATGCTAAAAAAGAAAAAGCTAAGAAGGCAATATCAATGATTAATGGTATTAAAACTGATAATGAATATGAAGATGAAAAGAAAATAATTGGTTGGGAATAGGAGCTAAAAATGTCGGAAAGAATGGATATGATATCAAAAGAAGTATTAAGTATTTCCAAATCTGAGGAGAATATAATCGATAATATACAAAAGACAAAGTTTTTTGAATTATTAGATAAATATGAGTTTACTTATGAAAAACTACAAGTAATATTTGAAAGTGAAATGTATACTAATGATACACAAAATAACTTAAATATAATTTTAAGGAAAATTAAAAAGTTACATGGTATGAATATGTCTGACTCGGTTATATTTCTTGAAGATTTTACTCGAATAAAAAAGATTTTATATTTTCTTGATGGTGAATCTAAATGGATAATTAAGAATGAATTGTCAGAAAAATATAACATTGAAATAGAAACAAATGAATTATACAAGATGCTGAATTGATATGAAAAATTCATCACATTTAATATTTTCTATTGTTAAGAAGTTAGAACCTGCAACATTTCGAGTTTTAAAACTTGGTAATAATATTGAAAAAGCAAAAAAGAAGTTAACAACTCTTAATGTTGGAACGGTATTACATACTAAATGTAAACAACGGATTGAACAGTTGAATGAAAATATAAAAGAAGTTATGGATAGTGATATTAAAAATGAAATTTTTAAAACAGTTCCATATTCAAGTTTTCAACGAGGTGATTTTCAAACAGTATTGCAATGTAAAAGAATATATAATGATATCGAAAATGGGTATTATACTCATAAACAATTTGTAGTTGCTTACTTACATGAATCTATGTTTGTTGATAAGAAAATCCATATTAAAAAATTGACTTTAAAAAGAATTAATGAAATTAAAAAACTTTACACAATGAAACAGTTTAATGATGATAAGAAATTTATTAGTACTATTAATGAGTCTCTTGAGATTACTAAGATTTCTGATTACTTCAAGATAAATAATGATGGTGAAAATATAATTTTTAATTTAATTAAAAAAAGATTTGTAAATCCAATTTTTTATTTATATTTTAGAAAAAAACTATTGACAAATTATATAGAAAATATTAATTTAATTAACAAAGATTATCTCCATTTTGAGAGATTAAATAATATTATTTTTAAATTTTTAAATTAAAATTGTGGAGGGTATAAAATGCCTAAATTTAAAAAACGTAACTGGAAATCAGTTATAACACAGATGAAGAGTCAAAACAAGGGTGGTAACTACAAAGATGAACGTATTTACATGCCAGAGTATAAAGATGATGGGACAGCAAAGGCTACAATTCGGTTTCTTCCTGCACCCGATGTTGATGTTCCTTTCGTTGGAAAATATACGCATTATTTCAAAGGTATTGGTGGATGGTTTATCGATAATTGTCCAACAACTATTGACCAACAATGCCCAGTTTGTGAAGATAATAACAGATTGTGGGATGAACATGAACAGGTTGTTAGAAACAGAAGAAGTCTTAGAACATTACGTTATTATGCAAATATTCTTGTTGTTGAAGACAAAAAGAACCCACAAAATGAGGGTAAAGTTTGGCTGTTTAGATTTGGTAAAAAAATTCATGATAAAATTATGGAAGCGATTGAAGATAATGTAATTCCATTTGATGAAGAGTCTGGTGTGAATTTTTATCTTAAAATTAAGAAAACTAAAGTTGGTAAAGATTTGATGCCTAATTATGATGCATCAGTATTTTCAGAAAACGAAACAAGTCTCGCTGATATTTGTGGTAGTGTAGATGATGCTGTGAAACTTGTTAATGGTGCATATCCGTTGGGTGAATTTAAAGATAAAGAAACAAGTTCAAATCATATAATGACCTTATGACTAAGTTTAATAAAGTTATTGGCGAGACATCCAAACCAGAGACTGTAGTATCTGTTCCTGTATCCAAGCAAACAAGAGCAGAACCAGTTCCTGAAAAACCACAGCAAGTAACTAAAGAGGTATTTAATGAAGAGGAAGTATTTGCAGAAACAGCAGATAAAGATTTCTTTGACAATATGACAATTGAAGAGTAATTAAAATAAGGGAGGAGATTAATATCTTCTTCCTTGTTAGGAAACTAATGAATAACCTTGATATAGAAAAAGAATTATTAATTGAATTAAAAGTTAAAAGTGTTTTAGCAACATATTTTCCAGAGGCTATTTTTTCTGGAACATCCTATAATTTTAGATGTCACATTTGTGGTGACAGTAAAAAAAGTAGTACTAAAAAAAGAGGTCATATTTATACAGAATACACACCATGGATTTACAAATGCTATAATGGTGATTGTAATGCACATATGAATGTTGATAAATGGTTAAAATTATACTTCAATTTTGAATATCAAGAAGTTATGAAAGAATTAGCTAAATTAAAAATGTCAAATAATCATGTTTTAAATACTGAAGATATTCAAAAAAAAATTGATAGTATAAAACTTAAAAAATCAAAAAAGAATTTTGATGAAAAGGTAGCTGTTGGTTATTTTAAATCAATAACACAATACCCTAATTTAATTAAATATTGTAAAGATAGATTAATTCCTAAGTTTATATATTCAACTTGGTATTATGCAACTGGTGGTTTTTATAATAATAGAATAATTATTCCTTTCTATAATGATAAAAATAAAATTTATTACTATCAAGGTAGAGATATGAACAGGAATAGCGATTGTAAATATTTATCTCGTATTGGTCATAATTTAATGCCTATATATAATTATTATAATGTTGACAGAACGAAACCAGTTATAGTTCTTGAAGGTCCAATAGATTCGATATTTATTGTAAACAGTATTGGAATGACGGGGTTAAAAGATAAGATAAAAGAATTAAATGTTTTCCCTTTTAAATACTATCTACTTGATAATGATAAAAGTGGGCATGAAAAATCAATAACATTATTATCTAAAGGTTGTTATGTTTTCAATTGGAAATTATTTTTAAGAGATTATCCATGCACAAAAAATGTTAAAGACGTTAACGATTTTATTAAATTTAATAAATCTAATATAAAAAAATTAACATTTGATATTCTTAAAAAGTACTTTACAAATAATAATAGCCATAAAGTGTTTTTTGTATAGGAGAAAATATGTTTATTATTGGAATAGATTATAGTAAAAACTCGCCCGGTGTTATGATATCAAAATTAGACAAAAATTTTGATATTATAAATACTCAATATAGAGGATTTACAAGTGTTAAAAAGACATCAAAATTAGATAGTAATCTTGTGTTTTATCATAAAAAACAATTTAATAATGATATTGAAAAGGCAATATGGTTAAGAGACAACATTATTGATTTTATAAATTCTTTTGATTTGTACAGACAATCATCAAATATATATTGTGCAATCGAAGGGTATGCGTATGCCGCTAAAGGTAAAGTATTTGATATTGCAGAATCAACAATGTGTACTAAATTGGGAATTTATTATATTCCAATACCATTGAGAATATATGAACCAAGCACTATTAAAAAATTTGCTGTTAAAGGCAATGCCGGTAAAGTTGAAATGGGTGATGCGTATATTAAAATAAAAGATTCAACAAAACCAAATTTAAATCATTTACAACTGTATAAATCACCGTCAGAAGATTTAGTTGATGCTTATTTTTGTATGAAACTTTTACAAATGGAATTGAAGTTAAGAAAGGGCGTTGTACAAATGAAAGATTTAGATTCAAAAATTATTGAAATTTTCAATAGAGTAACAAAAGCATATCCTGTAAATATTCTTAATAGACCTTTTATAATTAACAATGAGGAAATATCATGAGTGATTTAAATAACGTTTTTGCAGATGATACTGATATTCTTCTTAACGAAAAAGAAAAAACAATTTTGATTATTGACGGACATAATATCGCTTATAGATGTTTATATTCAACGATTTTTCATAATCCTGATGATGGTGTTGATTTTTATTTGTGGAGACATGCAGTATTAAATAACATTTTCAGTGTTGTTACTAAATTCAAACCTCATAAATTAATATTGGTATTTGATGAAAAGGGGAGTTGGAGATATGATTTTTATAAGAAATATAAAGCACACCGTAAAAAGGCAAGGGAGAAAAATAAATTTCAAATAGATTGGGATAAATTTTTTAATGTGTTTGAAACTTTCATTAACGATATTAAAGAAACATTTAAAAATATATATGTTATAAAATTGCCAAGAACTGAAGGTGATGATATAATTGGTGTTCTTTCAAATGAAATATTTAAAACAGATAAAGTAATTATTGTTTCTAATGATGGTGATATGAGACAATTGTTAGTTCATCCTAATGTCAATCAATATGACCCAAAATCAATGAGTCTTGTTGAATGCCTTAATCCTGAAGCTGAGTTGGAATTAAAAATACTCCAAGGGGATACATCAGATTTTATTACCGGCGTTAGACGTGGTGTTGGGTCAGTAACAGCGGAAAAAATTTATAAAATGGGACTTGATGTCTATATTAATACATTGAAAATAAAAGTTAATAGAAACATGAAAGTTAGTGAATGGATGAGTCCTGAAGATATAGATACGTATTGTCCACAAATTGACGATGATGGTGCTCTTATTGAAGATAACAGACCAAGTTTAACAAGTGATGAAATTAACTACTTTATTGAAAAAGAAAAGCAAATGGTTAAAGATAATTATGATAGAAATACAACGTTAATTAATCTTAATTATATACCTGATGATATTAAAAATCCAATTATAAATACATATGAATCGTATGATATTGAAGGGATAAAACCAAAAAATATTATTAGATTCTTTAAAAGAAATAAGATGTTAAAACATTTGTCAGATTGGAATAATGTATCGGAATATTTTAAACAATTGAATTAAAATGATTGATATATGTTTATTGGTTTGTAAAAATACTGTTATAATTATTTATAAAAACANTGGGATATAATTAGANATGAAAAAGAATGATGGTTATCTTCAGGGATATTATAATCCCACAAATAAATCAAAATATGTTGGAAAAGGTAAACCATTTTTTCGCTCGTCTTGGGAATCCAGAGTGTTTTTTTGGTGTGATACTAATAGAAATGTACTTGAATGGAGTGTTGAATCTATAGCAATACCATATTTATATGAAATTGACCAGCGAATACATAGATATTATCCGGATGTTATCGCTAAAATTCAAACATCACAGGGAATTAAAAAATATATAATTGAGATTAAACCATATAGACAAACATTGGAACCGAAAAAACCAAAGAATAAAAATAAAAAACGACAAGACCGATTTATATATGAAACACTTCGGTTTATTAAAAATAAAAATAAATGGAATGCAACTGAACAATATTGTAAAAAATACGGATTTGAATTTAAAATTATAACAGAAAAAGATTTGTGGAAAGGGGTAAGATAGAAATGAGTGAAAATTTCTTTAAAACAAAAATAGCATACAATAATTGGAAGGGTAAATATCAATACAAAAATGAAACACCATTAGGAACGTTTCAACGAATTGCATGTGAGTTGGCATCAAATGAAAAGAATCCTGAAAAATGGTATGATATTTTCTTAAATACATTAATTAAATTTAATTCATCAGGAATTTCTACAGGAATTAAATGTAGTCCGGGTGGTAGAATAACAACAAACATCGGAACTGATTATAATAATGCAACACTTATGAATTGTTTTATTAATGGACCTGTGCAAAATGCAACAATTTCATATGTTAGAAAAAATGAACATTTTAAAAATAAAATTAAAATTACATCGCCAGATAATCCAGACGATTTAACAAATATATTTTTAACAATATTAGAACAAGCAAAAACTCTTGCTGCTGAAGGTGGTTACGGATTAAATTTTGATTTTATACGTCCAAGAGGTTCTATAATTAAAGGTACAGGCATTAGGCATCCCGGAGTATTATCATACATGGAGGTGTGGGATAGAGTCGCAGAATGTATTGTAAAAGGTAGTGATGATGGATATCTTGACACTTTGAAAGATTATACTACTAAAGAAGAGCGTGATGCTTTTTTTGGAACTATTGAAAAAGAAACACGTAAGGGTGCAATGATGGGAAGTTTATCTATTTGGCATCCAGATATTGAAGAATTTGTTAAGGCGAAACAAATGTCTGGTAAATTGACAAAGTTTAATATGAGTGTTGCTGTTACTGATGATTTTATGTTGTGTGTTGAAAAAGATACTATGTGGGATTTAACATGGGAAGGTCAGGTTGTTAAAAGAGTAAAAGCAAGGCATCTATATGACCTTATTATGAAATCAACATATAATCGTGCAGAACCGGGAATTCTTTTCATTGACAATATGGATAAGAATAATCCTATAAATTATTTGGGTAAAACAAATTGCACAAATCCATGCGTTGTAAAAGGTACATTAATTGCAACTAAAGACGGGTTAAAAAAAGTTGAAGATGTAACTGTTGATGAAAATATTCAAACAACATTAGGTTATGGTAAAGTTAAAAATATTGAAGTTCATAAAAATCATCCAGTTTACAGAGTCAATTTCACTGATGGATTTCATCAAGATGTAACAGAAGGACATATATTTCATACCCAAAATAAAACACTGGATAATAGAAAACGTTGGGATAATAATACACGGTTAAAAGATTTAAATATTGGTGATATTGTTCGAAAACAACAGTATCTTAATATGGATAGTGATGATACTTGTAATACAGTTTCTCCAGTCTCATCTATTATGTATATCAATGATATTCGTTTTGAGTCAAGAGACATTGGGCTTCTTATAGGTTTGTATTTTGGTGATGGTTGTTTTTCTAATTATGAAAATTTCAATATTGCTACAAATTTAAATGATGATAATAAGTTTATTATAGACTTATATAAACGACTGGGGTTTAAATATAGAATTGACAAATGTGAAGGTGACTGTGTTAGGTATTATGCAACACACACCGATAAAAAAATTAAAAACATTTTTAATTTTTTATGCTTAAATCCAAACGATAAATTCAATTTTGATGCTGTTACATTATTAAATTTGAATGCATATTTTTTATCTGGGTTATTGGATGGTTTAATTTCTTCAGATGGAAATGTGAATTTAACTTCTCGATATCCACAAGTTAGATTTAAAAATGTATCTGAAAATTTACATTTTTTAATGAAACATATTATGCTCAAAGCTGGATGCGATTATAAGAAGTATTTAGCTGGAAAAGAAGGCGATAAATCAATAATTTATGGTCGTGATGTGGTTAGACAAAATGATATTTATGATGGTGTAATTGATAATGACTCAATAATTAATTTTTATAGTTATGTTAAATACCTTAGCCACACGAATAAAAATGAAAAATTAAAAACTATTATAAAAACAACATCGTTAAATGGAAATAAATGGAAAACTACCATTAAAAATATAGAATTTCTTGGGTATGACGATGTATATGATTTATATGAACCAAATGCTGATGATTGGAATGCTGAAGGGTATGTTAGTCGTGGATGTGGAGAAATACCCGGCAATCCTATAATGTCAACTGTATGTCTTCTTGGTTCTATTAATTTAACACAATACGTTGAAATATCTGATGGTGTTTCTTATTTTAATTGGGAATTATATAAAAAAGATATTGTGATATATTCAAGAATGCTTGATAATGTGTGTGATTTGACAGAACTTCCTCTCCCCTCGTATGCGTGGGCTGTAAAGAATCTTAGACAGTTTGGTATGGGATTAAATGGATTAGGTTCAATGTTTATTATGTTAGGCATTAAATACAATTCTAAAGAAGCTGTTGATATGACTGCTAAACTTAAAAAATTAAAAGAAAATTTAACAATGCAATCATCGTCATTATTGGCAAAAGAAAAAGGGTCATTCCCACTGTACAATTATGACGAACTTATTAAGACTGATTATTTCAAATCTGATAGATTGACTGAAGAAACAAAGAAGATGATTAAAGAAAATGGTTTACGTAATGCAAAAACTACAACTAATCCCCCCCTCGGTAATTGTCTTTCCAAAGATACTATTATTCATACGGATACTGGTAAAAAAGTATTAAAGGATTTATTTATAGATAATGGTATTGAATATAAAGAATATGAAAACCAATGGTTTGTTCCTATATCAAATACTTGTGTGTTTACACATTCAAATAAATTGAAGAGAATAACGGGATTGTTTGTTAAGGGTGTTGCTGATGGAATAGAAATTAAAACAACGGATGATAATATTATTGGTAAGGCGGAACATAAAGTATTAGTTAAAGTTGATGATGAACATATTAAATGGACCATGTTATCTAATTTAAAAATAGGTGATATATTGTTATCTAAAAAAAATAAATTATCTGAAATTGAAAGTATTAAAAACATAAAAGATTTTATGTTGGATATTGAAGTTGAAGATGACCATTCATATGTCGTTAATAATGGGTTAATATCACACAATTCATCTGTAATATGTGATAATGTTAGTAATGGCATTGAACCGGTATTTGATTTAGAATCTGAACGCAAAGTTATGTGTGGTTTTCCTGAAGGTTTAACTTCAGAAAATTTAAAAACAATATTTATAAAAAGAAAAAGAAAAGACTTTATATATTGGGAGGGTGAATATGAAGGTAAAAAATATTATTACGAACCTCATAATAGGGGTTTGTGTGAAGTGTACCGTCTTCGTGATTATGGTTATCAATGGATTCTTGACAATTATCCTGAAAATAAAAAAGCTGATTTCTTAGTTACTACATCAAATTTAGATATTCAAGACCATCTTAATATTCAAGAAAAGGCTCAATATTATTGTAACCAATCTGTAAGTAAATGTTTAGTTGAAGGTCAAGAAGTTAATACAAATTTTGGATATTTACCTATTGAAGATTTGTGTGATGACGAATTAAAAGGTGAGGGGTTTTATAAAATAAAACCCAACACTAAAGTTTATGATGAATATGGAAAATTAATAAATGTTAAAGAATTTTATTATGGTGGATTAAAACCATCATATAAAATTACATTTTCTAACGGTAGTGAAATATTGGTGTCTGAAAATCATAAAATAAAATGTGTTGATGGTTTAAAAAATGCAAAGGAATTGTTATTAAATGATACTGTATATATTCAAAATTATAATAATAAAAATAATATTGGAAATATTAAAATAAATATAAACAAAAATATATTTTATAATTCAATAAAAAGACAATTCCCAACGCACATGAATACAGAGTTATCTAAATTATTAGGTATGTTAATTTCAGATGGTTATATTGGAAAATATACATTTTCATTAACAGAAAAAAATAAATATGTTGGTGATTTATATGATAAATTATGTAAAAATGTATTTGACATTATACCGACTCAAGTTAAAGATGGTAGAAATGATGTTATTAGTCATAATATATCATCTAAACCATTATGTAGAAATTTTAAAAAACATGATTGGTAATAATGCATATAATAAAAAAATACCTAATGAAATATTAAATGGTTCTGATGATGAGATTCTATCATGTTTAGAGGGTATTAGTTTAGATGGTTATTATGATGTAGCGTGTAAAAAACAATGTGTATATTCTGGTATGTCAAAAATATTAGCAAATCAAATTTTTAAATTGAGTGTTAAATTATTTGGAATTGAATCATGTTATTTAGGTAAAAAACATGTTAAATATAATAATAATATTTGTTATTATATTTATATTGATGAATCAATAAATATGATTGAGGAACATAAAAATAAATTAGTAACTAAGTGGAATAGATTAGTTATTCCTGATATGAAATATATTAAATCTATGAAAATAAATTATAAAAATGAATTATATAATTCGTTTAATAATATGAAACGTAGATTATTAAATGACGGACAGCAACAGGTGTTTAGTAATGTTGCTAAAAAATTAAATATTCCATTTAAAAATATAACACAAATTTCTAATATTGAATATATTGGTTTAAAAAATGTATATGATATTGAAGTATGTTCAAAAAATCATTTATATTTAGTTAATAATGTAGTAACACATAATACTATTAATCTCCCAAATAAATATTCATTTGAAAAATTTAAAGAACTTTATATTGATGCATGGAAACGTGGATTAATTGGTGTTACTACTTATCGTACTGGTTCAATGGAAGCTGTATTAGAAAAACTTGATAATGCTGATGAGAAAAATGAAATTATAAAGAAAGGTGTTAAGTTACCAGAAACATTTATAAATGGTATAACAAAAACTATTAAGCGTGAAGGTATGAAATTCTATATTCATTTTAGTTTTCTTCCTGAAGATAAAGAAATGAAATATCCAATTGCTATGTGGATAAATACAAATAATAAAACTAATGTTCGGGCATCTACAAAAGCGTGTAAAAAACTTAGTAGTCTTGCTGTTAAATGTGGTATTTCATTGACGATTGTAGAAGATACTTGGGATAAATGCCTTGGCGATAGTGCATCAAATCGACTTGCACGTATGGTTAGTTTATGTCTTAGACATAAAATACCCCGTCAAGATATTCTTGTTGCATTAAGAGATATAAGTGGTGATAATGTAAGTACATTATTAACTGCGGTTAGGAAGTTTATTGGTGAAACTATTGAAGATGGTACACAAATTATTGGTTTACAATGTCCTGAATGTAAAAGTGATAATCTTACTATGCAATCTGGTTGTTTCCAATGTGATGATTGTGGTTATTGTGGATGTGGTGCGTAATTTTTTAAAAATATAAAGGAGTTTAAAATATGTATAAGTTTATTAAAACCGTGGATGAAAAAAATCAGTTTGATATTACTGATGTTGAGATTAAATCAAAATTTAATGATTTGACTCTGGAAGATATGTTAAATATGTTTAAATCATTTTTACAAGCATGTGATTTTTCGATTAAACATAATGAAGACCTTGAATTCGTTCAACAATTTAATTATAATGAAGCAAAAGAAATTGAAATTGATTTGAGTGAAAAACAATTTAATATAATTGCATCAAAAGCACACAGTGAAAATATTACATTCAATGAAATGGTAAACAGAATTTTAAGTGACCAACTCGATGTTGCGGATTCGGAAGATGAATTTGAATCCTTTGTTGGAAAATTAAAAGAAAATGCTGCTGTACATGAGTTTGATACTGTTGTTAATCAATTGAAGGAACAAGATTCTAAAAAAGACGATTGTGAACAATTAGATTTATTTGACCAAACAGAACATTTTGATAGGGAAACATATGAAAGAAATATTGCAAATCCTCCAGATTCTATAGAAAAAGAAACAACTACAACTCAGTTAGATTCTGTAGAATTTGATACTGTTAATATTGTTGATAAAATTTCAGATGGTGAATGTGATAATTGTGATTGCAAAAAGCATATAAAACCATAATGAAAACGGACGTTCCGAATATAAATGGTATAGTTAAAGATAATATAGTTGTCGATTACGAAATAATTATGATTGATATTTTTTAAAGGAATAAACATGAGTAAACAAAACAAATATATTGATATTAAAGAATTTAGAGAAGGTGGATATTTACAAGAAGTGAATAGAACATTTCTTCATCCATTAGGATTTGCATTAGAAATTATTGTAGATGACGATGGTGAAGAACATATAGGTGGAATATTGGATTGTAGAGAAAATGGTATTTATTATGGTTTACATGATTCTGATAAAAAACGACAAAATAAATTTTTAAAGAATGCTATCGGAATCAAAAACAAATTAGATGCACGGTCAATAATAAGACAAAAAGAACTGGGATTTATTGTTGAACCAATTCCTATGATTACAATTGAAAAGGATAATACAAATGAATGACATATATAGTAATTTGGATACCGATGAAGTAACTAATATTACAAGTGATGTTGTGGTTGATGTGATGCAATTTGTAAAAGATTCTATATTTCACATTGAGTTTTCAATTTTTGATTATGATGATAATTCTATTGATGATGTTAAAACATATAAATGTTCTAATATTACCGAATTAAAAAAGTATTTAAATGATAATCAACCAATAGGAATACATTCTGCGGTAATTAGAAAATTAGAAAATAATAAAACATATGTTATTGCCCGTATATGTAAATTACAAAAACCATTGAAAGGGGTTAAGAATGAAGATATTTGAAAATGGTGTTATATTTAATATCATAGAAGAGGCTGGATATGATTCAGCATTAAAAGGTATTTCTCTTAATAAAAATCAATCATTAGAGAATATGCCAACAGTTGCTAAAAAATTATCGTTCTTTGATTATGGTCATAATAAATTTTTAGAAAGTATAGATGTTTGGGTTGAAGTTAAAGTACCAAGATATGTCTGGCAAGATTTTGACACATATCGTTTAACATCAAAACAATCTGAAAGTACAAACCACACAATAATGAAAGGTTCATTAACCAAAGACAATTTTGAAGATGGTGATATTTCAGAAGACTATTTAAAAAAATTAAATTTTTATATTGATGCTGGTGATTTTATTAGATTAAAAAGACAATTACCTGAAGGATTTTTACAAACAAGAATATGGAAATTAAATTATAAAAATATTTTTAATATTATAAAACAAAGAAGTAATCACAAATTATATATAATTAGAGATTTTTGTAAATTTTTATTAGAAAATATTGAACATCCAGAATTAATTGTAAAATGTAAATAAGAAGTTATATAAATGATAAAATAAAAATTGAATATTGTAAACAAAATAATATAAAATTAATTAGAATGTTGAAAATTTAAGGAGTTTTAAATGGAATTAAAATTTAAAAAATTGAATGAAAAAGCAAAGTTACCATCATATGCAAATGAAGGTGATGCCGGTTTAGACCTTTATCCAGTTGAAGGACCAACTATAACAGATAAATATGTTGAATATGATTTTGGAATTGCTGTTGAAATTCCAAAAGGATTTGCTGGTTTTTTATTTCCAAGAAGTTCAATTTCAAAAACAGATTTGGAATTATGTAACTCTGTTGGTATTATTGACAGTACATATAGAGGTTCTATAAAAGCACGATTTAATTTTAATCAATTTTCACTTGACTTTTTGCAAATGTTTGATATCGCTGTTGATGGTGCAACAAATTTTCGTAGGAATGAAGTAATTGATATGTTTATGACTAAATTATCGTATTTTAAAGAGGGTAATGCAATAATGCAAATGGTTATACTTCCAGTACCTCAAATTGAATCCCAATGGGCTGATGAATTATCTGATACAACACGGGGTGTTGGTGGGTTTGGAAGTACAGATAAATAATAATTTTTACGGTACTATAAAAAGTTTATAGTACCGTAATACCTTGACAAAATAATAAAAATAACTATTGACTTTTGTATAAAATTTATTATATTTAAGTATAAATATATATTATTATATGTGAATTGAAAAGGAGTATATTATATGAAAACGATTTCGTATAAACAAGTAATTTTTTGACTTAGTTAGTCAATTGACACCATTCAATGAATAAAATCGTTATTGAATTTGATGAGGAAGCACAAGTAAACCAAAATAAGAAGACAGGACGNTGAAAAAACCGCAGCATATATTTTATCTGCTCCACGTGATTATTTTAATATTAATGACAAAGTTGGGTTTTATAAATATACAGAGTTTTATCGATTTTTGAAGACGTTGAATAATCCAACAATAAAAATTAATCAAAATAAGTTGATGCTTTCAAAAGATGCCAGTAAATTTACTTATATCTTAACAGATGCTTCAAGGATGAAAACAGGACCAAATGATTTTAACATGGATGACCCCGATTTTAAATTTGATTTAGATTCCGAATCATTAATGGAAATTGTAAAGATGAGCACACTGTTAAAAAATTCAAAACATTCTGAAATCACATGTATTGGTGATAAAATTAATGTTAAGATTTGTATGGAAGAGGGTGATAATTCTTTCGAAAAAACATTTGATGCACATATTACAAATGAATCATTTTCTGAAGAACCTCTTCAGTTTAAAATATTTTCTGACTTTTTCACTAAATTACCTGCACGTCATGATTATACAATTTCAATTAAAGCTCCCGGACATTTAATTTTTGAAATGAAAAGTGATAATATTCAATTGAAACTATATACAGCGTTATTAAGAAATAGAAAACGCAAAGGATAATAACATGGAAGATAATAGTCTATTAGGACAAAATTATAACCTTCCTGAAAATCGGGATGAGTTTATTGATACTAAGAGTGGTGAAATTGTTAAGCAGGAAAATATTAATCCTATGGATGTTATACGTAAAATAGCTGAGAAGATTGGTACAAAGATTCAAGACCCTAAGAAGAATTGTAAACATTGTTTTGGTCGGGGGTATATTGGAAGAGATGCTAAAACCAAGGCTCCAGTACCCTGTAATTGTATTTATCCTAAAGCTGAAGGTGAAGATGCCTTAAACCAACAAGTTGCTCAAGAAGGGATGCGTAAGTTTACAAGGCAACAGCGTAGGCGTTTAGAATCATATAATAAAAGTCAAAAGAGGAAAAAAAACAAAAGAGAATGGAAGAAAAAACAAAAAAGTAACAGTGAGGAGTGTTTAAATGAGTAATGTTTATTTTAATCCTGATTTCACATTATTTCACGAAAAGTATAGACCAATCCGAATTGGTGATATTATACTTCCACCGGACTTAAAACGTAAGTTTAAAAAAATTGTAGAAACGAATGACATCCCAAATATGTTATTTTATTCTACTACGCCCGGTGTTGGTAAAACAACAACTGCAAAGGCATTAGTTGAAGAGTGTGATGTTGATTACATTTATATTAACTGTTCATTGGAACGTGGTATTGACTTATTAAGAAGCAAAATTTCTCGTTATGCAGAAGCAATGACACTGGATGGTAAAACAAAAGTTGTTATACTGGATGAGTTTGATGGTGCAACACCGGAATTACAAGATGCATTAAGGGCGGCTATTGAAGAGTATCATGATGTATGTAGATTTATATGTACATGTAATCATATTAATAAAATTAAAACTCCACTTCAATCAAGACTTGACCCTGTCGATTTTAATTTTAAAGATATAGAAACTAAAAAAGTGTTGATGCCTAACATTTGTAAACATCTTGTTGCAATTCTTGACAATGAAGGTATTGAGTATGATAATAACAAAACTATTGAACTGTTGATGAAGAACCATTATCCTGACATTAGGACAATGGTTAAATTGCTTCGTGATTGTTATGAAAAATATGGCGTTATTAATAAAGAAATCTTTAAACTAAAAGCACTTGATGATGAATTTTATAAATTAATACTCAGTAAAAAAATAACAAAAGCACGAAGATATATAATTGATAATAATATTGATTTCGGTGAAATATATGGATTGATTAGAAAAAATATGCTTGACAATGGGATGGTTGAAGATATGTCATTACGGGCACAATTATATATTATACTTAATGAATATGATTTTAGACATGCATTTGTTAATGACCCAGAGTTGAACTTTGCCGCATGTTTATTTGAAATATGTAAACAAATGTAGGAGATAAAATGAATATTAATTTTGTTGTTGCAAGAAAAAACGATAATGTGTTTAGTACTTATTTTGTGCCATCGGCAAAGCGATTTGGTGTGCCATGTTTTCAAATAGGTGATAAACCAGACCAAAATGGAAATATCATAACGAAATCTATTAATGATAAGTATCATATAATGACTAAAAATGTTAATTGACAATAAAGTTATTAATGATGATGCTATTATCGTATATGTTCATGAAGATATAAATATATTTGATAATCATTTTATTGAAAAGATAAACATGGTATTTTTCAGAAAAACCCGATGTTGGTATATTAGGTGTCGCAGGTGTTAAACAAATTTCTAAAGAAGGTTGGTGGTTTGATGAAAAAAATGAACCGGTTGGTCATATTGTTGAAGGTGTTGACGGCAAGAATATTAACGAAGGAAACCATAATATATATGGAACAGTTGGTTATATTGATGACTGTGTTTCTGTTGAAGGTTGTGTCTTAGCGGTTAGAGGTTCGTTATTCAAGTCTGGTTTAAATTTTGATATAGAAACTTATAAAAATGACAGAGATATGTATGCAATGGATATGTGTGTTCAAACTTTACAAATGGGATATAAAGTTGCCGTTGCTGATATGTTAGTTTATCATCGGTCAAGTAGAACACGAAATGTTACTGATAGTTGGACGGCATCTAAAAAATTATTTAATGAAAAATATAAAGATTTAGAATTCCCAATTAAATCAGAAAATATTATTACAAAACGTGATGAAGTGATGGAAGTGGAGATATAATGGAAAAACCATGGGAATATATTGACGCAATGACAATTGATAAAAAGGATTTGGATATGTTAGACCCAAATATATCCAAATGTTATAGTCCATATATGATTAATAGATGGTTATCATCTATTGAACTTTTTATTCCGTATGTTAATGATATTAATCAACACGGTCATTTGATGACAAAACAATCACATTATAATTTTTTGAAAGATATATTGCCGAAACAAAAAGTATATATTGATTATAAAGCCGTTGCAATCCATAAAAATTTAGATGATAAGGAAATACGGTATATTGCAACATATTTTCAAGTTGGTATTAAAGAAGCGAAAATGTATATTAATATGCTTACCGATAAGGATGTTAAAAATATATTAAAAACTTTTAAGTATGGTATTAATAAAATGATTGAAGTATAAATACATATAATAGGTAAGTTGTTATGATTGAGGAGATTAAAATGCATTATACTTCACCATTAAGAAATAGTAATCCTTATTGGATTCCTATAGTGTGTAAAAATAAGGATTATTTGGTTGGATATTTAAATGGGGTGGGATTAGTTGAATTTACATTATCAGATATATTTAAACATATGAAAATTAAATTTAGATTTTGTATGATTTGGTATTTATTTTTAGATTCATCTCGCTTTAATGATGTTTTAGAAGATGGTAGACGTGAACATGAAATTGATGAAGATGAAAAGAAAAAAATGTTCATTAAATTATTTGAAACTAAAATGCAATCTATGAGTAAAGACCATATTGAAAATAATACAAACTATGATGATATTTTAAAAATTGAATGTACTTGTGGTCTTGGTTTTTATAGTTGGAAAACATATGACGAAATTCCAGCGGAACAATTTACATGTAGTGAATGTGGACGGGTTTTAATTGATTATACAGGAAATGATGATTATAAATATGAATTTGATGGAGGAAAACATGAAAATCAATAAAAAAATTAAATGTTTACATTGTGGACAGATAATTGAATGTACCGAAGTTGCATGCGTTAAAAAATGTAACTGTGGAAAAGTTGGTATTAATGGCGAAATAATTACTGAAGGTGCTGTTGGGTTGGATTATATTGATATTTCACCAAAATTACTTAATGAATAATAAGGGGTTGACGAATGATAATTTGTAAACGATGTGGTCACGATGAATTTATAAGAAAAGGTACAGACCCACATGGCAAAAAACGACACCGATGTAAACAATGTGGTTCTCAAGCATGGCCCATTGATATTGATATTGAAGCTAATGCTGATGCTGAAATTGTAAAGAGAAGTGTCCTTCTTGCAAAACAAAAACAAAAACTTCAAGATACAAATAGAATAGAAAGAAAGTCATTTAGAAAAAATGCAAGAATTGAAAATGCATTTGAAGAGTATTTAAAAAATCTATGTAATTTGCTTGATGAAAAAGCACCAAAATTGTCAGTAAAACATGATACTGTTGATTCTGCAAATTCAATGATTATACAATTATCTGATACTCATTTTAATGAACTTGTTGATTTGGGTGAAAATGCAAATCAGTATGATTTTAAAATTGCAAGTAAACGATTATTTAATTTTGCTGGAAGAATTATCAAACATATTAAGGCACATAATATTAAATCTGTGTTTTTAACAATGACAGGAGATATGATAAACAGTGATAGAAGACTTGATGAACTTATGAATATGGCTACTAATAGGGCTAAGGCTACTCTTCTTGCGTTTGATTTAATCTGTGATTTTATTATGGATATAAATGAATATGCAAACGTAACTGTAATATCTGTAAGTGGTAATGAGTCAAGAATTAGAGAAGAATATTCTNATAGTGATTTCTTTGCAACTGATNATTTTGATTTTATGATTTATGAAATGTTAAAAAGATATTTAAAACATAATGACGGTATCAAATTTATTGATGGAAGTAATCAAGAATTTGTATTAGGATTGAATGGTACTAATTTTTTAATCACTCATGGTAATTTCTTGGGTAAACAAATGAAATCTGCGGATATAGCTAAAACAATAACTCGATTTATTCACGGAAGAGATATTAAAATTGATTATATCATTTGTGGACATCTTCACGAGACTAAAATTAAAGATTTGTTGTTAAGAAGTGGGAGTCTTGTTGGTGCTAATGATTATTCGGATAAAGGATTAAATCTTACAAGTAGAGCAAGTCAAAATATATACTTGGTGTATGCTAATGGATGTGTTGACACTATGCGTGTTGATTTACAAAAAGTAAATGATGACGATGGTATGTATGATATTGATGAAATATTAGAAGAGTATAATGCAAAATCTATTGATAAAATCAAAGATTCTGTTGAGAATATAATAATTTATAAAACTGTTATTTAATGAAAGGTGTTTAAAATGAATGAAGTAAAAAAACAGACAGTCGAATCTTTTGTACCATTCTATGATAATATTCTTGTCACAAAAGACAATAGTGAGAAAAAATCGGCGGGTGGTATCATAATTGTTGATGAGGGACAAAGTAAAATCATATTCAGAGGCGACTGTAATAAAAGCTGGCGAAGGTTTTAAATTAGCTGATGGTGGATTGAGACCACTTAAAGTAAAAGAAGGCGATAGAATCATATTTAGAAAGATGACTGAAATATCTATTGAACTTTCTGGTGTAGAGTATTTCGTTGTTTCTGAAGCGAATGTTATTGGTATTTTATAAACCAGATGTTGATGAAACATTTGACAAATAATAATTATTAATTGAGTGGGAAGATATAAAAATCTTTCATCTCTGATGGGGTAAATATAATGCGGGGAGGGTAATCATCTCCTCGCATGTTAAGGATAGAATATAAAGTATTTTTATATATATACCGAAATTTTAATAATAACATAATAGGAGATAATATTATGAAAAAATGGCTACTTCATATGCTGAAACCATTCATACAAAAAAACAAATAAAAAAGATTCTTGGTAATGATGAGTATCAAAAAGATTTGATTAACAAAATTAACAAAATAGTTGATATCCCAAAAATTGATGAAGTTGCTGAAGAAAAGGCACTTAATTCAATTTATGATGCATTGCAAGAATTATCACTTGAAATAGTTGATAAAATATAATGAAATACGTAATATTATTTAGCGGAAAAATGCGTGTAGGAAAAAATGTAGCTGCTGATTTTTTAATTAAAAAGTTTAAAGAAAAAAAATTGAAAGTTGAAACCGATTTGTTTGCTCATGATTTAAAACACAACTGTAAAGATGATTTTAAAATACTTGCAGGTGTTTTAGATAGTTATGCCGAAAATCTTAAAGTTTTGGTTAATACGTTTACGAGTGTGCTGACTAAAAACTCAATGCTCGATACTCTTCTTGATGCAATTGACACAATTAGAGTGAAAGATGAAAATTACTTTGAAAATAAAAACAATGTAACCAGAGCATTGCTTCAAATTTATGGAACTGAAATATTTAGAGATAGAGTTGATAATGATTATTGGGCAAAACAAGTTAGAAATAGAGTACTTAAATCTGATGCGGATGCTATCATTATAACTGATACAAGATTTCCAAATGAAATTTCAGTATTTAATGATGTTAATGCTGATGACATTAAAGTAATATCAATTCGAGTTGAAAGAAATACTGGTATTAATAATACACATGAATCTGAAACCGCATTGGATGACCATAAAGAGTGGAATTATATAATAGATAACAATGGTAGCCTTGAAGATTTAAATGCCGCTGTAGACGTTGTATTGAATGATATATTGAATCCTAGATAATTCAACTGATGTACCTGTAGAAATATTCTTAGAATAAAGAATATAAATCACTATGGGAAAAATCCAAACGTTGATTGGTATGAAATCAAGAAGTGGTAAAACATTATTGAAAATTTTATTAATTATCATTTGAATGAAAAAGTAATAGCGATGATTATTTTGTGGATGTATTAATGTTAATTTAATATTTTTAAATTATAAGTTGACACCGAACTAAAAATTTATTATATTAATTTATGTAGTTTTTAGATGTGTAGTTATAATCGTCAATGTTTTTATAAAAATTAAATTAGATGTTGACAATTAAAAGAAAAAGTATTATATTAAAGGATATAGAAAAATAATTTAATTTTTTTCATCGTTTTAAAAAATAATTTGTATAAATATTATTAACGATGAATTAATTTTAACTAATTGACGTAAGGATAAAATATGCGATATTTATTTAAACATAAAAAATACATCTCAGGAACACAATTTTATTGTGTACTGAACATATTGTATTCATTACTCAAACTCCATGTAGCTTTTAATGATACAATTAGAACACCTAAATTGGATAGTATAATGAGTTAGAAGAAAATTCACATAATATAAATAAAAATAGCTTCTAACTCAAAAGGTTAGGAGCTTTTTATTTTTGGTGAGAAATATTAAGTAATAATATGCACGAGTGTTGGAATTGGAATACATCACAGTTTTAGACACTGTGACCGAAAGGATTGAGAGTTCAAATCCCTCCTCGTGTACTGAATGTAAATAATAACGGGTGATGGAGGAGTCTGGTTGTCCTCATTTGCTTTGGAAGCATAGGAACGTGGGTTCAAATCCCACTCACCCGATTAATATACATGCCTCTGTAGCTTAATTGGCTAAAGCAACGCACTTTTAATGCGTGAGATTTTTGGTTCGAGTCCAAATAGAGGTACTTTATCATTTTGAACTAAATAACAACAGGAAATAGCTTAATATGGCAGAGCACTCCGTTCGGGGCGGAGAGGTTTCGGGTTCAATTCCCGATTTCCTGATATAGATTTACACATGGGAGTATATACCGTAGAGGTAGCGGGATTGACTGTAACTCAATTAGTATTGCACTTCGGGTGGTTCGACTCCATCTGCTCCCAGTATTTTTGTTTGATTTTACGGGTAATGCGTCCGGAAGAATTCTATTTCTAAAACAGCATTATTTATGGTGATAGTTGACTAATTGGTGAGTCACTGGATTGTGGTTCCAGCGTAGCGTAATGCTCAATTGCGGGTTCGAGTCCCGTCTATCACCCATTTGACAATTATGTTAAATGTTATTCAACTATAAAAATAAATGAAGAAAAATCTTGACATTCCAAAAGTAATTTATTATATTGGTGATGTCTTAAAAAAAGTTCTTTGATATTTTAGAAAAAGTATTGATGAAGTACATTAGAAATATTAATGCTATAATAAAGTAATTAAATTAATTTATGATTAATTTTTTATAAAGTGATACTTAATATATGTTAAGTATCACATCAATAGAAGGATATAAAGTTTACGGTATATGTGATTATAAACCTAATGTCTTTCTTTTAATGTGATAATTTGATTGGGGAGTGGAAATTCGTCTATTCCAAATGTGAGTTTAAGCAAGTATAGACGTGTCGTTGTGTATGCGATTATGCATTGTTATACACCATTAAGTTGGGTCAATGTCAGTGAATATACACCGTTTGTGGGTTGTCACATAATCGGTTAATAACCCAACCGTTTCCATATAACGTAATACTTGGATAGGAGATTTATGTATTCTGAATGTTGACATGGAATACACTCCGAAATTATATTATAATCTGATTAGTATTTGTCAACTGAAGGTTCTTCTGATATGCAAGGACTGAAATGGCTATGATGATATATTAGTTAAAGTATATTAAACTTCACATGAATTGTCAGATATAATGTGATTTTATTTATAAAATGACTCGTGGTTAGACTTCCATTAAATAATTTTAAAAGTCAGACAGATTTATTAGTTTTGTACTCGTATTCAGTGTAACTAAACTATTACTCACATTTTTTAATTTTAAATGTTGGAAATTTTGAAAAATTTAAATATATTAAATGATTTTGAAGATTGGTTACAGCAAACCAAAAGTATGTAGGTTATGGGTTCGAGTCCCATTCCTTGTATTAAATTTATACGGGGATAGTTCAATTGGATAGAACAACGTAAATAAAATAATACTAATCTGTAAATCAGTTTATAATATTTTTTAACTTTTAATAATGACGAGGTATTTAATGGAAGAAATTACAACTCCAGTTGGACAAACCAAAAACAAATTATGAGCGGCATATAAAGAAGTTATTGCGGAATTAACGACTTTGAGGGCTGGTAAAACCGACACAATTGCTAATGCTAATAAAAAGCAATCGGTTGACACTGCGATAAAAGTTGCAGAGGGTTTTAACTATTGATTAAAAAGTTAATGAAACTTGAAGAAAGTTGTAGAAACTAAGCAAAAAATTATTTCAGTGCACAGTTTAGTGCACACAATTATTAAATTTCTATATTATTTCCAATAGAAAATACATAAGTATTATTAGGAGGAAATAATTATGCCAGATAAAAAATATAATGGTAGATATAAACAGTTAGTAGTTTATTATAATAAAGAAGATTATATAGTAATAGATGAATTAAAAGAAGAGGGATTTAATGTTCCTAAGTTAGTAAAGAACTTTCTTAAAAATAAACTTAAAGAAGTTAAGGATAATTAATATGTTAATAAATCGAGCATATAAAGTAGAATTAAAACCAAACAATGTTCAGAAAACATTTTTGAATAAATCAATTGGATGTGCTCGATTAGGTTATAATTTTGGATTAGATTTATCAATCAAGAGATATGAACAAGGAGATAAGTATTTAGGTGCTATAGGACTTCATAAGGAACTTTGTAAGATAAAGAAAGATAATTATCCCTTTATGTATGAAGTTAGTAAATTAGCACCTCAAAACGCTCTGAGAGACTTAGATAAAGCATTCAAGAATTTCTTTAGAGGATTAAAGAAGAAACAGAATGTTGGTTTTCCAAAATTCAAATCTAAGAAGAACCAGAAACAAACATTTAGAATTGATGGTGCTAATATTAAAGTTGAAGATTCATATATTAAATTACCTATTATTTCAAAAATTAAATTGAAAGAAACGGGATATGTTCCAGTTTCAGAAGTTAAATATATGAACGCAACAATTTCAAAAGAAATTGATAGATATTATGTAGGTGTTGTAGTTCAATACGAACAAGAAGTTATTAATAAAGAAATTGAAGATATTGTAGGAATAGATTTAGGAATCAAGGAACTTGCTACATGTAGTGATGGTCAAGTATTTAAGAATCCTAAATTTACTAAAGTTTATAAGAAAAAATTAAAACGAGAACAAAGAAAACTTTCAAGAAAAAAGAAAGGTTCAAAATGTAGAGATAAACAAAAAATTAAAGTAGCAAAAGTTCATAGAAAGATACGAAATTTAAGGCAAGATAATCTTCATAAGATGACCAGTTCTATTACGAAAACCAAGTGTAGTGTTATTGTTCTTGAAGATTTAAATGTTAAAGGTATGATGAAAAATCATAAATTGGCTGGTGCTGTAGCAGATTCGTCTTTCTATGAAATTAAAAGACAATTTGAATATAAAACTAAATTTTATGGTGGAGAAGTCTATAATATTGATAGATGGTTTCCATCATCAAAGTTATGTTCAAGTTGTGGTTGTATTAAAGAAGATTTAAAACTCAGTGATAGAATCTACAGATGTGATTGTGGTTTTGAAATGGATAGAGATTTGAATGCTTCTATAAATATACAGAATTATTATTTAAATACCGTAAGTTCTACGGGAATTAACGCTTATGGAGAGGATGTAAGACTATTGAGTAACACAAGTTTGTTAAGCAGTCTCGATGAAGTAAGAACCAAACCAGAAATATTAGCTTGCTAAGTTTCTATAAGTTTTGGAGAACGGTCAAGACAGTGCGAACCTTGAACGTTTAATTAAATCGCTTATGCGTGTGAGTGATGATTACAAACAAGTATGTTTTGCAATCAACGAAAAGAAACGTGAACTCAAAGAAGTTTATGATATTTCAATAGAAGCAGACACATACGTTGCTCTTGTTCAGGCAAAAGAGAATATCAAAAATAACAAAGAAATTGAAGCATTGAAGATTATTGAAGATGCAAGTGCAAAAGCTAAAGTTATTCTTGATAATGCTCATGAAAAAGAACAAAGCATCGCTCAACAGATTCAGAATTCTATTAACGAGTATAATACAGAATCTCAACGCAAAAAAGAAGAATTTGAATACATGTTTGAAAGAGAAAAGAAATTAAAAACAGACAAACTTAATGACACTCTCGCATCGAAAGGTAAATCTCTTGACGAAAGAGAATCTGAAATCAAAGTCAAAGAAGAAAATATTAAAGAAATGGAATTAAAAATAGAAAACCTTGAAGATGCACTTGACAAAGTTAAACTTGAAAAAGATACACAGGTCAAAAAAGAAGTTGAAATATGTTCAAATAATATTGTAACTGTTAAAAATCATGAAATAGACATATTAAAAACTAAACATGTGGCATCTCTGGCAATAAAAGAAAATGAAACGAGAATGCTGACCACTCAAATTAACGATTTAAATGAGCAGGTAGCTGTATTACAAAATGCTGTGGATAATGCATCGAAGCGATTAACTTCAATTGCAACTGCGTCATTAGATGCAAAAGCGAATGAAAGTAAAGTTGATGCGGTAATGGAAGCTATTAAAAATAGCAATCAACAAGGTAAGAGATAAAATAGTTTTGAAGATTAATTTCAGCAATCTTAAAAAAATAATGAGTTCGATTCTCAGGTTTCCCGCTTTATGGGGGAATATGTTCAATGGTGAACAAATTTTAATCTGTAAACTATTTTTAAAATATAGAAATTCTGAAGATTAATTTCAGCAATTAACTTAATGTACTATTAATGGAGTGGTAGCTTAATTGGTAGAGTCCATCGCTGTCAACGATGTTTGTACGGGTTCGAGTCCCGTCCATTCCGTTATTAAAAATAAACTTGTAGGAGAGTGGCTCAGTTGGCAGAGCATCGGAATTTGACTCCGAAGGTCGAGGGTTCAAGNCCCTCCTCTCCTTCCATAAATGAATTACTGCGGGTGGGAGGTATGGTTATCTCGCTGGTCTCATAAGCCAGCAAAGTAAGTTCGATTCTTACACCCGCTACCATAGTAAATGATAATGTATCATTTTTTGTAAATTTTTATTAAAAGGAAATTGAATAATGTTAACACCAGAAGAAAAGAAGATTCTTAATGAAGCGTGTAATGTGTATGTTCAGGTTGTTGCACAACAACTACCACCTGAACAGGTTAATGGATTAGTAACAATAATTGGTCAAATATTTCAGAAAATTGATAATGGTTCAATAGACAAAACCATAGATAAACCTGAAGGTATTACTGACGAATGGTTTGAGAATGTCTGTGAAAGCTGTGAACAACTTAACGGGACTATGTGCAAGGATAAGGTCACTGAAAAGTTTCCCGGCAAATGTGACCCTATATTGACGTATGAAAGACAAAAAATTATTGATAATAAAAATTCGAAAGAATCAACTAATATTATTGGTGATAGTTCCGCTTTTATGAATAAAGTAATGAAACAATAATATTTATACGGGGATTTATATGAAACTATTTATTGGAATAAAAGTTTATGATGATAACGATGATGACCAAAGTGATTATTATATTGGTAATATTATTGAAACAGACGAAAAGATAATGGATATATATTATAATTTTGGTAATTATAAAAAATTAAAAGTTGAATATGTTAAACCAATATGTACACATGACAAACAAGAATTTGATTCAATGTTAAAAGAAATAAAATATTCTTTGATACAGTATAATGATGGTATACCGTTTTAGTAATGCAACTAATGGAATATCAGTTATAATATCAAAAATGATTGACATGTCCGTTATACATGGTGACATAGATTTAAATAAAGAAATAATGTCAATGATTGATATGAAAGTGCCATTAAAAATAAATCAAAGATAATAATATTAATGCCGAAATTATTGAATTTATATATTATATTGGATTAAAGAAAGGTATTTTATAATGAAAATATTGAATTTATATTGTGGTATTGGCGGTAATAGATTATTATGGAAAAATTGTGATGTTACCGCAGTTGAATTGAATGAAGAAATTGCAAAATCGTATAAATCATTCTTTCCAAATGATACAGTTGTTGTTGGTGATGCACATAAGTATTTACTTGAACATCATAATGAATTTGATTTTATTTGGTCATCGCCACCATGTCCAACACACGGACAGTATAGATATAATGTTGGATTTCGAGCAAAGAATTATAAACCAGTGTATCCAGATATGCAACTTTATGAAGAGATAATTCTTCTAAAATATTATTATATTGGACATTATGTGGTTGAAAATGTAAAGCCGTTTTATGACCCACTTATTGAACCAACTGCAATATTGCAAAGACATCTATTCTGGAGTAGTTTTAATATTGAATATAAGAAATTTGGTGCAAAAAAAATTAGAAGTAAAAATAAAATTAGTGATTATGCTGATATTGGTTTTGATATAACAAAAACGAAGATACGTAATAAAAGACAGGTTCTTAGGAATTGTGTAAATTCTGAACTTGGCTTACATATATATAATCAAATGTTAAAATTCGTAGAACCCAAACATGAAAATAATATTGATGTTGATAAATTTATTGTTAATTGGGATGATGATGATAATAATAAATATTGAAAGGATAAGTTATGATTGAAACTAAATTTTGGAAACCATCGGTAACATCACAATTTACAATATGTCCTGTTCCATATCATATGGATACTTACAGGGGGATGTGTTTATAATTGCTCGTATTGTTTTGCAAGGGATTTTGTGACATTTTCAAGAAGACTGAGTAAAGATGCTGACAAAAGAAAATTTAATTATTTAGTAGGAAATCGAGATGACTTACTAAGAGGGTGGATTGAAAGAACAAATCTTAAAGAATATGATTGCAATAAACCTGAAGAAATTGCATTTAAAGAACGTATGCCTATTAAAATCGGAGCAACCGCTGACCCGTTTCCTTATATTGAAAAACACGAGCGAATAACATATAAAATTCTTAAACTTTTTAATGAATATGATTATCCGGTTCAAATGTCAACAAAAATCCTGAGATTCTTGCGTCATATAGTCATGAGTTTGATAATCCAAATTGGAGTATAAATGTTACGATAACGTCAATTGATGATGATTTTATTAAAATCATTGAACCATCTGCAATTTCATCGTCTAAAAGATTTAAAGCAATTAAAAAATTGACAGATGAAGGTAAAAAAGTCATTATCCGTATTCAACCATTTATATATCATAAGATAAAAAAGGAATGTCCTGAATTTATTAAGGCAATTGCTGATGCTGGATGCTGGGGATTTATGACTGAGGGGTTGAAAATTAGAATATCAATGCCAAAAGCAGAACAAGAAATTATGCAAAAGATTGGTGATTACTTTGGATTCAACATTAGAGAATTTTATAAACAAGAACATAATAAATGTGGTTCCGATTATGAATTGTCTATAGATAAAAAAGATGAAATCTTAAATATGATGAATGATTTAGCTGAGAAACATGGATTAAAATTTTTTAATGGTGATAATCATATCAATGGAATTGGAAGTAGGTGTGAATGTTGTGGTACTGAAGTGTTGAGAAATTATAAAACATTAGGTTGTGACCTTAGAAGTAGAGTATTTGATAGTAAGTCCGATTGTAAATTAAAAGATTGTAAAGTTACCTTTACAAGGCAACGAAAAAATAAAGATAAAACTATTAAACAGGTTTGTGATGAATATGCAAATAATATTAAAGAAACTATAACGCATGGGAAAAATTAATTATAACATGAATATTTTAAGTTTATTTGATGGGATATCGTGTGGTCAGATAGCATTAAATCGTATAGGAATAACTCATTATAATTATTATGCGAGTGAAATAGATAAAGATGCTATCAAAATGACACAACACAATTATCCTAAGACAATTCAATTAGGTGACGTTAAAAATATAACGAAACAAGATTTACCGAAAATTGATTTGCTTATAGGAGGAAGTCCATGTCAAGGTTTTAGTTTTGCTGGGAAGCAATTAAATTTTGATGACCCAAGAAGTAAATTATTTTTTGAATATATTAGGTTGTTGAAAGAGTGTAAACCCAAATATTTTCTTTTAGAAAATGTGTGTATGAAAAAAGAATACTTGAATACAATAACTAAATGTATTGGTGTTGACCCAGTATTTATAAATAGCAAATTTTTTTCTGCTCAAGACAGAAAACGATATTATTGGACTAATATTTTTATTAATGAATATATTGATAAAAATATTTCGTTTTCAGATATCGCAACTGGCTATGCTGGTTCAATGCGAGGTCGGAGAATAAATGAATTTGGGAAACGTGCAGATGGTAATAAGAATATACAATCAAAACAATATGTTGAAAGTAGACAAGATAATAAAACGAATTGTCTTACTACAGTATGTAAAGATAATATTGTTACAACTAAAAAATACAAACGTACTGAATTGACAAAATGTGATTGGAGGTATTTAACTGTTAGTGAATGTGAGCAATTGCAGACTATGCCCAATGGATATACCAATTCGGTTTCTAATAATAAGGCATTAAGATTATTGGGCAATGGGTGGACGGTTGATGTTATTGCACATATTTTAAATGGTATGATAGAAAAAAATGAAATGGATGTAGAAAATCAAATTATTAAATGGGCGTAAAATAATGGGCAATTATAATTTTAATGATGATTTAACAGTTGANGNAAAAACAAAACAAGAGATTAAAGAATTTTTTGAATTGCATGGATTGATTGTTATAGATGATAATAATGACTTCCGTTATGATTTTCTTATTGAAAAGAAAAATACACATGAAAATTATAATTATTCTGTATATCTTGAATTAAAAGAAGATTTTATGTGTAAATATACTGGTAATGTTGCTGTAGAATATTACAGCAGAGGAAAACCGTCAGGAATTAAAACAACACAAGCAACATGGTATCTTTACAAAGTACATTGTAAACAAAATATTAAATATATTGTTGTCCACGTAGATAAATTGAAAAAGTTTATTAATGATAGTTTTGATTATAGAATTGTTACCGGTGGAGATAACGGTTCAAATACTAAAATGTATTTAATTAAATATCAAATTTTTAAAAAAATAGGTAAAATTATAAGGATTATGACTTATGGAAATGTTAATTAGAAAAATCATTAAGTGGATATCTACATCAAAAAGAAAACAAGCGTTAATTGATAAAATTGTTAATCGTGCAAATGTATGTCTTTATAATAAAATAACTGGAAAAAAATATAAAACTATGTTATATTTAAATCCTAATAAATATAACGCATGTACTGGTAAAAAAATACTAAAATTTAGATATGCTACGGTTCGTATATGCATAAAAGGATATGATTTCCTATTTGACGCATATTGGATTCCGAACTTTGAAATTGCACGAAACGGCAATATTGATACACTGGATGTCTTATTGCGAATTAAAAAAGATAAACAAACAGGAAAATTATATATTGTAGAGTAATATCAGTTTTTAAAAAATGGATTAATAATGGTTGTGAATATATATATATATATACTAAGGTAGTTCAATGGTAGAACGCTCGATTCATGTTCGAGTGGTTGAGGGTTCAAATCCCTCCTTTAGTATCATTATGCTTCGGTTGCTTAATCTGGATAAGCATACGCCTTCTAAGCGTAACTAGTGGGGGTTCAAATCCCTCCCGAAGTGTCTTTTTTTTAATAAAGGATAATATGTGGTGAATTTAAAATAAAATTGTATAGTATTGAAGTTATTTTAACTGAAGATAGTTATACTTCTAAATGCGGATTTGAACGAAGCATTTAATATATAAGAAAAGTAGTTCCAAATTTTAATATTAATTTATTAAGAAATGGAATAGAGGGCTTTGCAGTTAGTCCACTGAAAATTAATTTCTCATAAACATTTAATATTTTTTAATATTTTATGATACTGTAGTACAGAGCTATCCTGATGAGATAGATATTCTTAATTGGTAAGTTGAAAATGTGGGTTCAAATCCCACCTACACTACCATAAATCAATTATGGTGGAGATATCAGACTATCTGACCCGAAATGGGTATTGTTACACGTGGGCAGTCGGAGACGAGGATTTCGCTAATCACGTTTGATGTCTTCATCATTTATTATAAATACTTCTATGAAGGTTTTAAACCTTTAATAATATAGGAGTGTGTATGGGTTGGAGACGGGATGTTAAAGAATGTATATTAAAAGCATTTGGAAGTGAATGTGGAATATGTGGATATAATAAATGTAATGAGGCATTAGAATTTCATCATATGATTCCGGAAAAAAAAGATTTTTCAATTTCAAGTTTTAAATTTGAAGAAATATCAAAAATTATATCGGAATTAAAAAAATGTATTTGCGTTTGTGGAAATTGTCACAGAGAAATACATAATGGTCTGACAAAAATTCCAGAAAATGTTAGAAAATATAATACTAAAAAATCATCAAAAATTATCGTAACATGCAATACAATATATGATAAAATATTAGAAAAAAAAAGAAACAAACGTAAAAAGAAAAAAAATAGATATAAGAAATAAAAATGTTGTATAATTGAACAGGTTATCACAATCATAATTATAGAAAAATAAATAAATTAAAACTTGACAATGAATATTACATTTATTATATTATATGCAAGTTAAAATAAAAATCAAAATATATAATTTTATTTTTTGAAAGGTTTAAGATGACATTTAATAATATAACAAATCTAATTAAAAATATGATGAATAGTTCACAGAACCCTGTGAATGTACAATGCAATCCAAAGATGTATCTTATTTTGAGAGAAGACCTTGCTTATAAATATATTCAAGGTGGACATGCATTATCACAGTTCGCTATTGAACATTATGACGAGTTTAAAGAATGGAATAATAGATATCTAATTAATCTTTCAGTTTTTAATGGCGTTTCACTACAAGAACTTAATAATAATTTATGTTATCAATTTGGTAAAAATAAGGTTTCTATATTTGTTGGAACCTGATTTACAAAGTCCTTTACCAACAGCAATTTGTATTTTTGAGAATGGTGATGGATATGTATCAGATGCATTAAACGATTTGAATTTAGCTACTAAATAAGAATTTTAATATGCTCGATTAGAATAGTGGTAGTTCATCTGGTTTTCAGCCAGACTACGGGAGTTCAATTCTCCCATCGAGTATTAATTTATATTGAGGATGAATATGTTACCTAAAAATTATGTAATGGATGAAGGTGTTATAGAAACTATTAATGCTTTGGATATGGGAGAACCTGTAATTTACTTATCAGGGAAAGCAGGTGTTGGTAAATCTACATTTATTCATTATATCCGAAATAATACAAAAAAGCATCATGTTGTTATTGCATCAACTGGAATTGCTGCATTAAATGTAAAAGGACAGACCATACATTCTTTTTTTAGATTTCCACCTAAATTTATTCAAAAGATGGATATTAAACAAAGGAATGATGAACTTATCAATAAAATTGAATTAATAATTATTGATGAAGTTTCAATGGTGCGAGCTGACGTTATGGATGCCATAGATTACGCTCTTCGTAAATGGAGAAAAGATAAACGACCTTTCGGCGGTGTACAAATGTTAATCGTTGGAGACTGCTTTCAGTTATCTCCAGTAGTGACACAAAATGAACAAGATATATTTGAAAGATTATATAAAAGTCCTTGGTTTTTTGATGCCAAAGTATTTGATAAAACTAAAATATATCCAGTAAAATTAAAAACAGTTTATAGACAAACGGATAAAGAATTTATTAAATTGTTACATAATATTAGAGTTAAAAGAAATTTACAAAATACAATTGATATTTTGAATAAAGAATGTTATGCAAAACAGAAAGAATCATATCTATACCTGACACCAACAAACCAATTTGCTAATATCGTGAACAGAGATATGTTGGATAGTTTGACAGGACAAGAGTATATATATAATGCAAGCCGTACAGGTTATGTTTCTGTTGGAAGCCGTGAAAATCTTCCTGCTCCTGAAGAGTTAATAATAAAAGTTGATGCAAGGATAATGATTAAAAAGAATATTAACGGTGCTGTTAATGGTTCATTGGGAACTGTAGTATCATGTAATAAGGATTCTGTTGATATTGAGTTAGATGATGGTGGAGTTGTTAGTGTTACTCCAGAAACATGGACAACATATCGTTATTCATTCAATCATGATACTAACAGTGTTGAAACTCTTATTTCTGGGAAGTATACTCAAATGCCATTAATATTAGGATGGGCGATAACGATTCATAAAAGTCAGGGTTTAACATTAGATTCTGTTGAACTTGATATGGGTAGGGGATGTTTTGCAAGTGGTCAGGCGTATGTTGCCTTGAGTCGTTGTAAACAAATCGAAACTTTATCTTTAACTGAACCATTAAGATTTGAAGATATAATAATTGACGATAGGGTAATTGAATTTCATAAACAAATGTTTGGAGAGTAAAAAATGGCAACACTAATATTACACGGTGGTGAGAAATTTAAAAAGATGGTATCAATAGATGGCAAAACTGGTAAAAAAATAATATATGTTGATGATATTGATGTTATCATACATAAAAACGGAAAAGACTCTAATATTTTGAAATTACCAAATAATTGAAATATATAAATAATAATAATTGCGGGTATATCATAATGGCAGGGAGTCAGTTTTCCATACTGAATACGAGAGTTCGATTCTCTCTACCCGCTCCATGTTTACATTTTTTTGAGGAGGTTTTATGACTCAACGTAGAGTGAAAAAAACTATTGAACCTAAGTCTATTTATCCAAAATCAATCCAGAATATGTTACGCAAAGCACATTCAAAAGGATTAAGTTCAAAAGCAATCGCATTGAAGATTAATGAATCTAAGATGGCACAAAAGTTAGGTGTGCAGTACAAATACAGACAAATTGCTACAACTCTTGGTAATTTGACACGTGGTAATTGTCACTGGGCGTAAATAAAACAAAAGAGCTATTAATACGGTAGTAGCTCAATGGATAGAGCACCACGCTACGAACGTGGGATATGTCGCAGGTTCGAATCCTGTCTACCGTACCATTTTTAAAATTATGCATGTGTCGCCAAGAGGTTAAGGCATGAGTCTGCAAAACTCATATACGGGGGTTCAAATCCCTCCACGTGCTTTAACTTAATCGAGGTAAAAATGAAAAAAAGATTATATAAATATGGGAACAACATTTGGTTCTTGTTTAGCTGCTATAATTTCATGGTCATTGCATCAATCAATTTTTTGGGCAATATGTCATGGTCTATTTAGTTGGTTTTATGTGATATATTATGTATGCGTTAGATAAACACATTGGTTGTGAATACATTATAAAAGGAAATAAATTGAAAAAAATATTTGCATTAATCTTATTAATTGTTATATTTATCGTTGTTGTGATATTTACAAACAAAAAAGTAGATTATGAATTACATGATAAGTTTCCGTTGGGCATTTAAAGTGATTTGTCAATACGAAATTCTGAGATAACCGTTATTAATGAAGGTAATATTGAAATTTGCAAACATCATATTATAAAAAAACAATAATTGAATTAGATGATTACGGAAAATACAAACCGACATATTATGTAAGAAATGACCCAAATGTGGTATCTATTGCTGGTAGAGCACCAATATGGTTTACTGGACGGGAATATAAAAAACTTGCACCGAAATATTGGTTTTTTAAACGATATAAAGAAGATGGTGATATAGATTTTTATGCTGAACAATACTATAAAGAAGTTTTAAGTAAATTAAATGCACAAGAAGTTTATGATGAATTAGGTCATGATGCCATTCTTCTTTGTTGGGAAATGCCTAATGAGTTTTGTCATAGACACATTGTTGCTGGGTGGTTTGAATCTGAATTAGGGATTGAGGTATCGGAATTATAAAATTGAATTTAACTAATAGAAATTATAGAATAATATATGATAGAAAAATATAAAATAGTTAGTTTGTTTTCAGGTTGCGGTGGTCTTGACCTTGGATTTATTAAATCTGGGTTTGAAATAATATGGGCGAATGATTTTTTTAAAGACGCTGTAGAAACATATAAAAAAATATTGGTAATCATATAGTGTGTGGTGATAATGCCGGTAGTATTCCAAGCCCAAGTGATTGGTTGGAACTTAAAAAAATTTTAAAATTCGATGATGTATTTGACCAAGATGTTACTGAATTGGAACTTAAAAAAATAAAGTTTGAACAATCATTACGAATTACCAAGTGATACAATTACAGCAACTGGTCCAGAAATTCATCCAAATAGAAAACGAAGAATGTCTGTGCGGGAATGTGCAATCATTCAAACGTTTCCAAATGATTTTATTTTTTATGGGAGTTTAGGTAATATGTATAAACAAATTGGAAATGCCGTACCTGTATTATTATCAGAAAAAATAGCCGATGTAATTAAAATAGAATTAGATAAATATAAACAATCTAAAAATAATTTAATTAAAGGAGAATAAGAAAAATGGCAATAGTTGTAGAATCACCAAATGAAATTTTTAATATTGAAAATGCAAAAAATATAAAAATATTTTTATCGGGTGAACTAACAAATTGTCCTGATTGGCAAGGTGAAATAATTGAAAAATTAAAACATATGCCAAAAATAACAATTTACAATCCGAGAAGAGCACAGTTTCCTATTGACGACCCAAATGCATCTAATGAGCAAATAACTTGGGAATTTGTTCATTTACAAAGTGCAGACCTTATTGTATTCTGGTTTACAAAAGGTTCAGTGAATCCAATAGTTTTATATGAATTGGGTATGTGGGGTAATTCGAGGCTTAATAGACCGATGCTTATAGGAATTGACCCTGAGTATGATAGAGCAGATGATGTTATTATGCAAACAATATTAGCAAAACCTGATGCTGTGTTTGTAAATAACTTAGATTCTATTGTAGAAGGAATTAAATCATATGTTGTAGATAGATGTAAAGCATGATAACATAAATTAAGATGTTTAATGAAAATATCGATATAAATAAGGAAAGATGCGTTAATGGTATACAGCTTCCCTGCTAAGGAAGTCGAGCCGAAAGGTTCTCTGGGTTCAAATCCCAGTCTTTCCGTTATAAATTAAGAGACAGTGAATAAAATCACTGTCTCTTCTTTTTTATTTAATTGACAATTTGATTGGTTTTTGTGGTCTCATTTCTTCTTTAATAGGAATCTTAACTACCAGTTCACCATGGTTTAAATCGATATTGATTTTGTTTTCATCCAAATCAAATACAGATTTATTGATTTTCCATTTCACACCCCAAGATTTTCTTGAAATTTTTTGATATATATATACATATTTAATGTCATCTTCCATTTTTTCTTTTTTAGTTGAAAATGGTTTGTCGTATTTAACTTCAAGAATATCATCAGTCAATGAAACGTTGATATCTTTTTTATCAATTCCATTTACGACAAATGTAATATAAAGATATTCATCATCATGCTTAACATCCATAATTGGATATTTAATTGATGCGTCTGGTTTTACGTGATGAAATGGGTCTTTTGATACGAAAATGTCTCTAAAAAGAATATCAGAGTCTTCAAAAATTGTATCAAAAATTGATGGTGCTGTTGGTAAAAAATTTTTGTTAGTCATAATAAAACCTCCTAAAATGGTTTTAATGTTAATATTTTGTTATGTTGAGATTCCACTAAGGTAATCTC